AACTTCGCACGCGGCCTTCTCTCTCGTAGAACTGACAAGAAAGCACACACTCGTTTCAAAGCAGGTGACATTGACAAACTCAAAGGGGCTGAAGTAGGTCTCAATTGTGTGACTGGCCTCCATGAGGGGGTTGGTGTCATAGACTACAAGGGACTGTATCCCTCGATAATTCTAGGCAGTAACCTATCATACGAGACGAAGAGAGACGGGCCCGGCGAGAACATCATGCAACTAGAGAACGGGTCATATTGGGACCAGTCAGAGCAAGGATTGCTCCCTTCCGTGGTGCAATACCTGTTCGAGTACCGTGATACTTGCAAGCAACACATGAGAGATGCCAAGAGCCCAGAGGAAAGGGCTGCTTGGAATACCACACAGATGGCAGTCAAGCGTGTGATGGCATCGCTGTATGGAATGTGTGCGCACATAGGATACGGGTGGGCTGATGGCGACATCGCACACACCATCACGCAGGAAGGCAGGCGTTGCATCCGCCTTCTAGACAGTGTCGCTACTACATATGGCTATGAGTGCCTCTATGGTCACACAGACTCAGCCTTCGTCAAGGTTCCAACAGTGGAAGAAGCGCACAGTCTCGCTGATAAAATAACAACAGCGGTGCAAAAAGAAACAGGCAACAAAATGCTCTTCGCGGAACTCGAAGCGTGGATGCCTTACTGGTTACTCACTAAGAAAAACAGGTATGTCGGTAAGGTGGCTTGGCCTGAGGAAGACCAAGGGAAACTCAAAGTGGCTGGCTTCGGCATGAAAGCGTCTAACACGGCCCCTCTGTCAAAGAAGATACAGAAAGGAGTGTTTGAATTAATATGTGACGGAGCAAACGAGCATACAGTAGAGCAATTCGTCTTACCTATCGCCATGAAAGTCAGGAATGGTGAGATACCACTGATAGATGTATCAATGAAAACCAGACTCGGTATGCACTTGAAGGACTACAAAGTGCTTAGCGGTGCATCGAAAGCAGCATCCGCATACAACGAAACAAACCATGAGAAGTTCGGCAAAGGTGACTCAGTCCCATGGACTTACATCAAAGAAGCACCGGGCATCATAGCCTTTCGCACTCCTGAGGATTTATCTGGATACACATTGGATTCAGATACAATTCTTAAGAAAATGCTAAAGACCAAGTTAGACAGTATCTATTCTACCCTCTCTTGGGACCTCGACAGAGCGCTTGGTGCTCCGAGTCCCAAGACCTATGGGTGGTGGTGATATAATGGAAGAAGAAAAACAAAGCAGACAAACGAAGTTATGGGAATGGGTTCCCAATAGAATGAGACAAACCACCTTGGAGGAGTTCGGTGTCAGAAGAACAGCAAATACCGACTGATGCAGTTCTCTGGCGCGTGGCGCACCTCCTTCGTGAGAAGAATGAGAAGTATGGTGACAGCGCTCTTGACCCAATGAGATTGTTCTACAAGGGTGGGAACAATGCCGCTGACATGATTAGGATACGGATAGATGACAAGTTATCCCGCCTCGCTCGTGGTAGTGCAGGTATCGAGAGTGACCTTGACATCTACCATGACCTCATCGGCTATCTCGCTCTACTCATTGTGGCTTTAGAGAAGCAAGGTGAGGAATGATGGGCTTGACTCTGGTCTACGATGACCAATCCTCCTATGCTTGGACGCCTGAGATGGGTGAAGAGGACATCGTAATCAGAGTAAGCAAGTCCACTCTCACTGCGAGTAAATGGTGTCCGCAACAACTCTGGTTGTCCAAGACCCACGAAGTCCCTCAAGTACAGCACGACTACCTAGTCATAGGAGATGACGTGCATCAGAGTCTCGAAGCCTTCTACCACAACGCGAACCCTGAGGATATTCCTCTACTCAAAGACGCAGCCATGGAAGGAAAGGACAGACTAGTGATGGACCACCTAAAGACTTGGATACCTAGTAGAGATGAGGTCATTGGCATGAGAAGGGACGCCTCCAAAGATGAGCCCTTCTATGAGTTAGAGTATGACCACAATATCACATGGCTCTTGAGAAATGAGATTCTCAGACTGGCTCATACCGAGCCCGAGGATTTCTTACCTGTTGCAAACGAAGTAAAATTATCACCTGTTACTAACTTCCACTTAGATGACGGGGTTGTCAAGGTGAGATTGGTGGGTATCATTGACCGAGTTTTCAGAGAAGGCCAAGGAGGGCTAGCCCTCATGGAATTGAAGACAGGTAAGTGGCACCCAAGAAAGATGTCCGCCATGAGAATGGAGATGGCATATTACAAGATGCTCATTGAACTTTCTACTGAAGAGGAACTGAAAGCAGTCGGTCTCCATGATAGTATAGTCACCCATTGGGGCTGGCGATACAGCGCAGCAGACAGGCTTGACTACGAACCAGTAAAGAGAGTGAGTGAGCGTGCCATGGAGACTGCTCTCAATAAACTGCTACGTATGTACGTAGACCAAGACTTCCCTATCACTAAGGATGATTTCAAATGCTCCTACTGTGACTACATGGACCTCTGTCCTAAATACAAGACGTGATATCATGGATGAGTTAGAGCACTGGAGCCAGAAACACTTCGCAGAGTTGGCATTCTGGCGAACGATAGCAGCGGGTGTGAACATCATCCTATCATCACTGATAGCATTGAAAATCTTCGAGGTGATATAATGATAGATAGAGAGACTGCGAAGAAGCATGCTGAGTTAGAGGCGTACCGATTGTTACTACAAGAGGCATTGCGTGTCGAGCATAACAGTTACAATATCTATGTCCATTTTGGGAAAGTTCCAGACGGTAACATCGTGGACCCGATACCAATTGATGAATACCTAGACATCTGTATCCCTGCCGACTATATGAGCCCGGAAACTATTCTCTTAGTGTATGAAAAATGCAGGCAGTCGTTAAAAGAATTCAAGTGGGGTCAATAACTATGCAAATATTAGAGTTTGATTTTCCTCGAGAGGCAGGTCTATTCAGAAAGGTAGTGCACACACCAAAAGAACTCGAAGCATACTGGTCCTCACTGCGCAACAGCCAGTGTGCTTACACTAGCGTGTACGGTTTCCGTGCTGTCAAACCTAGTGGTAAGCGTGGTGAATACAACACGGCCATCGTTAGGAATTTCGTACTGGATTTCGATAAGAAGGCAAGGAAGGGTAGCATTGTCATAGACGTGCCGGGTGACCAAGTGCTAGCCCAAGTCCGAAGAGTACATCAGATGCTCATGGATAAGGACGTGCATCACGCAGTATGGTTCAGTGGTAATGGGTTTCACATTTGGATTAAACTCTCCAAGACACATCGCCCATCGACAGGCAGTGAAGTGTCACTCATCAAAGCGGCAGGGAAGAAAGTCATCAACAATTGGAAGGAAGCACTAGACCTCACCTGCATGGACCCAACAGTGCCCTTCGACATGGCACGACTCATTCGTATTCCTAATTCCTACAATGCCAAGCAGCATGTAGGAAGATGGAGCATTCCATTGAAGAGCGAGGAACTCCTAGAGTGGTCTTGGGATGACATCTGTGAGAGAGCAGAGCGACACCGTAGAGGACAGTTCATGTACGGCTCGAATGGCATTGACCTACCCTTAGAACAAGTAAAGAAGACACGCTTCAATACCTCCGGCCCAGCAGTAGAATTCGATACAGTTGAGATGAACGGTATCAAAATCCTCCCCTGTCTGGTAGAGGCGGCCTGTCAGGTAGGAAGTAACCCACCTCATGATGCACGTAAGTCATTGGTAATCTACCTAGCATCAAGACTCAGAAACTTCTTGCCTGTAGAGAGGACGACTCAAGAAGCACGTGATGAACACGCTGAGTTGATTTCCCAGTATATACATACTCTGCAATGGGCTGATTACGATGAAGGTGTAACCAGATATCACGTGAGTACCATCGTCAACGGTGGTTACCATCAGCATTGTTCTTCATTAGAATCAGGTGGGCTATGCCTAGGACGTTGTCAATTATGGGACGGGACGGGGTCGCTATGAAACCGTTGATTATAGATAGTAATGAGCGAGGACCTCTTCCTGAGGCAATCACACGCAGGGCATTGAGCAAGAAGCCTCCGATAGGAATAACACGAGAGTCTCTGGTGATTGGTGACTACCTCTGTGGACAGTGGCACTTAGAAGCGAAGACCGTCTCCGACTTCTTGGAGTCGCTGCGTAGTGGTCACCTCATGCGTCAATTGGATAATCTCGATGCCAATGCACCGCAATTTGGCATCGTCGTGTGGGGTGAGGTGGGAGCATACGTCAAGCAGGTACAAGCACGCGGCGGCTCCACCTCCTACTCCGCCGCAACAAAGCAACTAGCAGGTGGCTTAGCACGTGTAGCAGCCGACTTCGGTTGCCTCGTCTACCGGGCAGAGAAATTGCAGGAAGCGTCCTACTTCATAGTCGGATTGCATGAGAAATCCTACAAGAAAGCCAGCAGGCATGGTGCTCAGGCCGTCAGGCGCGTGTCTAGCAATGACGTGAGAGTGGATATGCTACGCACTATCCCCGGCATTGGTGACGAGATGGTAGATAACATACTCAGCGCGTGTGGTAGCATAGAAGAAGCAGCGTGCGGTGATTGTCTACGAAATGTCAAACGCATGGGCAAAGTATTGCGAGGCAGAGTCTTAGAAGCCCTGCGAAGTGAAGAGCCAGTGCTAATCGACCGACGTTCTTCTTGATATTATTACATTATTCCTTTCCAACAATGTAGGTTAATTTATAGGCCGCCGCGATTTCGGAGAGGCATGGCAAGAACTTGGGAAGATTATACAGCCGTGAAGAAATACCCGATACTGAGACACTACGTAGAACGATACAGGAAGACCTCGTTTTTCAACGAGACACCTGCAATACTGTCGTTCTTCTTTTTGCAAGGGCAAGCAGTGGCCGACACCATACGCATTCCAGTCTGGGCTAGTTATCTAGACCCTCGCTTCCACGTGTTCTGGATTCAACCGACACGGTCAGGGAAGTCTATCGCTTGGGAATTCATAGGTGAAGTGGCACGTCATGCAGACATCGAGGCTGACATGTTCACTTCTGGTACTGATGCAGGTCTCATCGGCTCATTCAAAAGTCACAAGGATGAGGATGGTAACTACTACACTGAGGAAGTACCCGGCCTATTGAATGGGAACAAACTCCTGAACTTCGATGAGGGTAGCATCCTACTACAGCCTAGCCCGAAGCAGTTCTTCCAAGAGGTCATCCTCTATCTTCAACAGGCCATGAACCCCATTGGTAGCCACAGTAACACACTCACCAAACACATGAAAGATGGTAAAATTGAGACTGAGTCTCGTGTCTCCTTCTGGATTACCACGTTCCCTCCTGCAGGCGTGAAAGAATACGTCCTGACCAAGGGTCTCTTCCAGAGAGTACTCCTTTACTACGCGCCATGGGATAACAACATGAGAATGCAGGTATCTAAGCGCAGGATGAGTGGGGTGTGGTCTGACGAGATGCAGGAAGTGATGTCGACAGAAGACATCGCAGAGCACTTCAAAGAAGTAGAGTCTCTAGTATTAGAACATCTCATCGCGTGCTCTGACATTACAGGGAAGATGTGGATTGACCTTGACCAGAACGTCAAAGAAGAACGTGCAGAGCGTGAGAGGATAGTCAGAGATGCATCTCTCGCTATGGTCAGGAAGAGTAGAGACTTTGACCCTGCTGTAGATGCAGCAGTGGAGGAGTTCTACAACCTAGTGACAGGGATGGATGCCAAACTGAGTGATGTTGTCCTCTCTTTCATGCCCAACATCGAAAATTATCTCAACATACTGGCCACTCATTTCATGATAATCGAGAGGAAAGAAGCACGGGACAGTGGAGACTATGACCCCGCAGAGAAGTGGGTCATCACTGGTGACCACATTGACATGGCCATGGAAATACTTTACGATGTATATGAAAGGCTCATCATCTGGCTAGAGAGTGACCTAGAACTAGGGGCTACCAAGGCTGCAAAACTAGCAAAGGTAGAGGCTTGGAAGAAATCCCTAGAAGCATGCAAGACCTATGACTTAGGGGACCATCGCGGTGATGGTTGGTACTCCAAGAAAGACGTCCTCACTTCTTACGGCAGGACAATGGACCGAAGCCAACCAGTAGTGTACAAGCACTACGACGATATAAGAGCCTCCTTCAAAGAGACGAAGGTATCAGGAGTGCCATACATACGTTGGAGTGAAGAGTAATGTCAGACATAATGGCTTTGGATATTGAGACGGGCAATTACTCGTGGCAGATAGGGGGGTGGAGCAACACTCATCTCTTCGAGCCTACAGTAGTGTGCACATGGGATGGCAATGAAGGACATGTCTTCTCCAAGGAACACATCAACTCGAAGAATATGACGTGGCATAACCTACACCCACGAACACTAGGGGAGCATCTAGAGAAGCATGTGAAGGAAGGGGGTAAGATACTAGGCCACAACCTATTGGGCTTTGACCTACCAGTACTACGTGATGCTCTCGACTGTGGCTATGCCGCAGAACTCATGAAGTCAGATGACATCATTGACACTTCCGCTTTGCTTCGTTCCAGTACAGGCATGTCCCACCATCTAGAAGATGTATGCAAGCACACTCTAGGTATGGGTAAGAGCGGGAAAAGTGAAGATGCACCGAAGTTATGGAAGGAAGGAAAGTTCGTAGAAGTAGCAGACTATTGCTTGAAAGATTGTCAACTAGTATATGACATATGGGAACATGGTAAGAACGAGGGCTTTGTAAAGAGCCGCAATCAGAAAACAGGTTCCATAGATAACATCGAGGTGATATGGTGAACCTATTAGAAGACGCTCCTGAAAATTTCTATCGAATATTTTACGTAACGGTCTGTGAATACTTCAACATAGACCCTGACGCCCTACTCATCCGATTAATGGAGGAAGAAAACAATGAGTGAACAAGAAAAACAAACAGGCAGAGAAGCACAAATGAGTAACATCAAAGCAGCCATGAATGTGGCTGAGACCGTCAGGTCTACCTTGGGCCCATCCGGTATGGACAAGTTACTGACGAATGGAAACCACCACATCGTGACCAACGACGGTGTGACAGTACTGAGAGAATTGGATACTGCTCACCCCGGTGCACAGATGATGGTGGAAGCGAGCCAGACACAGGAAGCGGTCTGCAAGGACGGTACCACAAGCGTGGTAGTTCTAGCAGGGCAGATGCTAGCACTGAGTCAAGGGCTTCTGATGAGAGGGATACACCCTCGTGTAGTACTGAGGTCCTTCCAGACAGGCAAGAGCCTCGCCTTAGAGCACCTAAAGTCTCAGGACATAGACATAATCGACGCTGCCAAGACTGCACTACGAGGCAAGGCAGCAGAGAGTGACCTAGAATATGCCGCTGAGTTGTGTCTACAGGCCTGCACTAAGGCTGACGGGAACTTAGACCATATCAGGGTAATCACACAAGCAGGTGGCTCTCTAGGTGACTCCTACGTACAGGATGGACTGGTAATCAACAAGGAATTCGCCAATGAGGTAGAAGACAAGAACATGGAAGGGGACTTGAACATCCTCCTACTCAACGGTGGCCTCGAAGGATATGATTTCAATGAGGTACAGATGCAAGTCGAGAACATGCAGCAACTCCATGAGTTGAAGCAGCAGGAACTCGGCATGCTTAGCGAGTTGGCATCCATGGTGGCTGGAGCGGTAGGTCCCCAAGGTGTGGTCTTCGTCAGAGACGGAGTGCATGAGGCAGTGGCGCACTACCTATCACAGCACGGCATCCCACTCGTGACTCGTTTGCAGCAAAGCGACATGGAAGGACTGTCCAGACTACTAGGAGTACCTATCTACCATCGTATCGTAGATGTTGATGAGCCTATCATGGCAACCAATGCATCTGTGAAGCAGGAAAGGATTGGGGACTTGGACTTCGTCACTGTCTCAGGTGAGGGTGAGGCTACTTGCCTCGTCGTCAGAGGGGCGACACGACAGACCATCGAAGAATATGAGAGAGCATTTGATGATGCCATCGGTGTCACCTGTCTAGCCATGAAGGATGATGGGAAGGGATTCCCCGGTGGTGGTGCGTCATTCTCAGCAGCCTCCATGACTGTGCGAGAACACGCTTCCACCCAGCCTAACATGACAGCGAGAGAGAGGATGTGCCTCGAAGCCTACGCTGACGCTCTCGAGATAATCCCTGCTGCCATAGCAAACAACGCAGGCATGGACCCACTAGATGTAGTGATGGAACTCAGGTCTGCCGAAGACGGAGTAGGCTTATTCATAGACGACCGTGGTGTAGGAGAGATTTGCAACACGTTAGAAGAAGGAGTTGTAGAACCAGAGTCATTAGTCAAGCAGGTCATCAGTAGTGCTACTGAGGTAGCCACTGCTATCCTCAGGATAGATGACATCATGGCAATGAAGGAGCAGCAGAATGGAATGGTTGGCTAGTCTATGTTTGGGTTGCTGGGCTCTGATAGGCTTAGGTTTATTCTACTCTGTACTCGACAGAGCCATCTATTCTTTATTAAATGCTAAGAAATTTGGTGAGAAACCTGAGAAACTTGAGGAAGAGTAATAAGCCTCGCCACCTTCCCTATTATTGACGAGCGCGGCATCGTGAGGGAGGAAAAACGCTAGTTTCATGTTCTTTCTAGTGGCTCAACACTCTTCTTCCCCTAACCTCCCTCACGGCCCAGCAACTTCAAAACTCACAAGAATAAACACTTATGTTTTATTCTAGATAAGCACGCATGGCTAAGACGTCTAGTCTCCCAAGCCATGCTGTTGTGCCCATGATTAACACAGTCAAGTATGGGTAGTAGAATTCTATTGGAATCTCAATCGAGACATCAGAGATGATGTTACTTACGAAAGCCATGTCTATCATGTGTCTTCACCTCGGAAGTATTTTGCTAGGTGTTTGAACTCATTCACTACAAGAAACGTAGCACAGAAAAGAAAGAATCCCATCAATATATAGACAGGCAGGAAGGGTGAATATTCCATACTATCACTCTACTTGTGCCATCCAATAGTCCCAATCCCAATCGGGATGGGCGGCCATCAGTCTCTCTAAATCAGCACCCCTATCTTCTTGAGAAACCAAGTCATTACCCGCCCGTATTCCATACAGGTGTAGAAACTACACCACTTGTATTTCACACTTGTGGGTTTATGAGCCAGAAAGATGAGTTATCATTACCTTTTGGAACAACCGAGTTATTCATGATACGCATCCCATGTCCTTGCACGTGGAATCTTTGCATACAGTACATGTCTGATTCTTCTTAGGGGCTTTTTTGACTCCACACATGCCTCCAGCCTTACCGACATCAGAAGTCTTCGTAGGTTTCTTTGGTGCCTTACCACCCGGTGGCTGAACTGCTATGATGAGGGCCATCTTCTTCTTCTTGTCTGCCATCTCACACCACCCCTACAAGTCCTCGTCTCACTCCAACTTGATAAGACTTCTCAATGTCCGGCAGCCCCGCTTCTCTACGGGCTGCTTCAGTCCTCCCATGCCAATCCAATATGTCCTGCCATAGTTTCTGAGATGTGAGTGACTCCGGCGGCTTGGGTAGTTTTGCATCATGATTACGCAGGGCTTTCATCTCCTTCTCTCTTATCATTGATAGTGAGTCAGGGTCGTTAGTAGCAGCCCGCTTCCGTGCATGCTCGAGTTTGATTGCATCTCTTTTCTCATCATGTGCATCGAACATTGACATGTCATGCAATGGCTCTCTCCCTCGCATCTCTTCCTTTTTATTCTGTATGTTCATCAACTTCCTATAGTTCGGCTTGTCATACCCTAGCCCATGCTCTCCCATGCCCAGTATCAACTCAGGGTATGGATGAGGGTCTTCTGCACTTCGTAATGCACCTAGGTTATTCCCTCCGGCTAGGAATTTATCTCTCCATGGTGGTTCTTCAGGCTCAGGTTCTGCTCTGGATTCAGGCTTGGGCTCAGGTTCCAAATCTACCTTCGTCTGAGGCCCTCTGACCCCTACGAATTTGCCCGGCCCTTCATGCTGCTTGCCACCACCTCGAGGCCTTGAGAATCCATGGTGGCCAGCGTCCCATGGAGTGTCAGGACTCCAACCACCACGGGAGAAGTGTTTATTCTTGAACGCCCGCATGTCAGCAAGCCTCTCCTTGATTCGATTCTTCGATTTCTCTGGCATGTCTTCGCCTGCCAATTCTTCGTACTTCCTCTGCACGATATCAAATAACTCTGCAGGGCTGTCTCTGCCCCAACCCATCTGTGGTTTTGGTGTGCTAAACCTATCTGTCACCACAGGGGCAGCAGTCTTACCTCGCCTGACCCCTGTCAAATCACGGAACTCATTCTCGATTGCCCTCTTTTTTGCATCTAAGACCCTCACTCGTCCGGGCCCTAGTGCCCCCTTGGGGCGCAATGTTGTGCCTGTGAAGGGCGCACCGATGGGGGCTCGGACAGGCTTCTTACCTCTTCTTCCTTGCTGCATTCCACGTTGCTTGTCTGCCCTTGCACTGTCGCTTAGCATACCTCTCTTTGTTTGTGCAAGTCGAGCCAGTCTTGCTTGGTACTGGCGGTCCCTCTCATCAAGTTCCATGGCTTCGTCGTGACTGAGGTCCTTTATGCGGTTGCGACCTGCAGGCAATGGCAAGGGTCTCGTAGAACCATCTCGTCTAGGGTCGTTGACGGCCATCTCCTCCGTAGGGTTTCCAAATTCATCGAAGAAGGAAGAGGGTGCGCCTGCGGACATGTGACCTAGTCGAGCAGCAGCGTCTTGTGGTACAAGAGGGTCCTCGTCTGGTGGCAAGGGTGACTTGAAAGCCTTGACTACACCAATGGGCATTAGTCTCGCCTCGCTTTCTGCCACAGAGCACCACAGTCCGTGCACTCCCATATGAGGATACGAGTCCCACGTTCGTTGACGTAACGCCCTTCTATTCTCTTAGCGAGAACATCTTCAGAACATTGAGGGCAAGTCTGACTCAGTCTCTGAAGTAATTGCCCCATGTTATTCTTCCTCGCCAGCCTTCAGGTCGTCTTCGGCATACTCAAAGCCACTGCGGCTACGCAGATTAAGGTATGCCTGTTCTACGATATTGTGCATGGAGTCCAACTCCAACTCGAATCTGTACTCCCTGAACCTCTCGACTGCACGGAAGCCAGCCTCGTAGGTCTCCTTGTCAGCGAAAATAGCGCCGTAGTACTCCACCTCATACCCCTCTGGTTTTTTTCTCGCTGTCATCTCTCGAATGATTGCGTAAGCCTCAGGGCATTCGACACCAGACTTGGTCAGGTAAGGGAATATCAGAGCCATGTCAATTCATCCATGAGGGTTTAGTAGGTATGTTAGCGCGTGCTTCTTCTGGTGTGTCGTAGTCGTTTGGTAGATTTAACAGTGCTTGTCTGTATGTAGCCAATTCACCCTTCTGCTCCTCTGTCAATTGTGAATACGGTATCGCTAATTGATACTTGTCCATTACCAACAATGCAGTATCTCTTATCCCTCTCAATTCATCCCAATCCATATCATCACCTAACCTGCAAAGGACACATAGAGTATCCCACTCACATGAGTCACACTACCACCACTCACATCTCTTCTTATACCGAGCCAATCACCTGCGGCTACGTTCATGGGACTTGCTAATTCGACGGTTATGTTGTAATTATTACCAGTTGGATTTGTTAATGTCTGTCTTATAACAGCGACATCCAAAGTTGTCTCCGAACCACCACTGTATTTTCTTATTTCCCATACGTCTGTCTCTACACCTGTGGCGATGGTCCCACCATAGTAGTGAAGAGTCAAAGCCACGACCTTACCTGCTCTCGGCATGGGATAGTTATTCGGATTAGCACTCCCATCACCACCGCAGGGTACTCGCAAATCAACTGTCCCAGTACCCATACTCGACCTCTGGAAGTAGAATTTCTGCATGAGATTGAAAGCAGATTTGCTTGTGCTACTGATGTTGGTAGCCATCGTTATCTCAGGTGACGTGCCTCCTACCAGCCGCATCATTTCTGTAGGGACTGTGTTCGCATTTCCTGACGATTGTCTTGTGGAGAATATCAAGTCACCCATGCTTCCGCTGCCAGTCCTTACATGACCTATGGAAGCACCCGCCCAATTGCTTCCGCTGCCGCTCTCCGAGAAGACGATTTGCGGGCCTTGACCTACCGTGCTACTGTCCCCTGTCAGCATTATGTGGCCCAAGTGAGTGCCTGCTGTAGAAGCACCACGAATCTCAAGTCGGTTGGCGGGGTCATCCTCCCCTATCCCGAGATTAGTGCCATCAAAAACAAGATTGGCCTCACCGTTTATGCTATCAGCATCTGATGCAGTAAGGACTCTGTTGTTTGCGAAATTAGCGATTGAGTCTACTGCCCCACCTCCTCCACCACCTGCGGCAGATGTTCCCGAAGTCAGTTGAATATCGTCACCTGCATCGGTGGTGAAGTAGAGTTCGTTGGGTGTAGCCGTCTTGACCCACAACTGACCGTATGCTGCTGTGTCTGAGTTGGCACTTGCCTGTTCCTTCAGGCTCATAGTACCTTCAATTGTCAATGGTTGGTTGGGACTCGTAGTGCCTATTCCGACATTGCCCTCTGAGTCAATACGCAACCTCTCATTGGATGTAGTGTCATCATCGTCATCTATGGCGGAAGTGAAGAATACTAAGTCCCCACCCTTGTCACCTGTGCTGTGGGCTTCAGCAGCATAAGCAGCAATACCAGCAGATGCTTCTAAAATATTACTTGGGTTATTTCCATCTTTACCATCGAAACCAATTGCACCTAGTAAATCACCATCTGATATTGATGTATCATCACGCAGTATTAACATTCCATTATGCCAATCAGAAGCATCGTGATAGAGAACCAATGTATTGATTGGGTCTGCTACATCACGCGCTTGACCACCCATTGACATTTTTCCTTGCATCATCCTCATGCCTCTACGAGAGGTAGTATCATCGTCTTGGTCTGTTGGTGAATAATAGAAGTCAAGATAACCTCCTTTGTCTCCTGTACCGTGGTCTTCTCTCGCTCTACCGATTATTGCCACAGATGCTTCTAATACGCTACTTGGGACATTGCCATCAGTAGAATCAAAACCAATGCCACCAAGCATATCATTTGAAGCAGTTGATGTATCTGCTCTAACAATCATTATCCCGTTGTCACCATCAGCACCAGTATGGTCGACCTGTAATTTATTCAGAGGACTCGTAGTGCCTATACCGACATTGCCTGTGGCTTGTTTTACTGTTATTCTATCTTCAGCACCGTTGTTAGTTGCTATTACAAAATCTTCTGTGCTGTAAGAAGAAACAAGGTAGGCATCGCCACTGGTATTCCCACCATCTATTATCAACGGTTTATTGAGATAAAATCTAGTCCGGTCTGTCTGGATGTGAGCGTAACCACTGTTTGACGGGCCTACATCTATGTAACCTGAAGCGGTGCTTACTCTTACAGGCGAAGGACTTTCTATCAGTATGTCATTCCCACCTAGAGACTTCTTACCAATCGTTAAGTCCTGATTTGCAGCAGAGTAGATACTGCCAGCGAAGTCAAACACCATGTCCACCACATTGCTACCATCTCCGATGTGGATGTCAGCATCCAAGTCCCCAATCAGCAGACCGACTGAGGATGTGAGGACTAGGTTGCCACTGCTGTCCAACTGGATTGTCCCATCGACATTGCCACCGCTGTCCTTGAACTCAATCTTCCTCGAGGCTGGGGTGATGAGGACATCATCGCTCATTTCATACCACCGAACCTTCTAGTGACTTCTCCGTGAGTGGAACCCAATCGAACGCCTTGATTGGTGGTGGCGCCGTGAGAGTTGCTTAGATGCATGTCCCGGTGAGCGTACGGCTTGTCTATCCTGATGTCAATGGGCTTCATGTAGAACCCTTCATTGGCCACGTTAGCCATGTCCGTATCACGAGCCATCACTCCGGCTTCTACCATCCTCATGAATGGTTGGGGGTCCACTGTCAAATCAATATTCTCATACGTGGTAGCGAAATTAGCGTCAGCGAACTGCTGCTGGGTAGAGCCCTGTGTCTGCATGCTTATCCACTCAGTAGTGGATGAACTACCGAAAGGGTCGCCGGAGTCAGAGCCTGAATAGCCACCGAGGATGTTATGCACCGTCTGGACATAGGCGTAGGGCTCCGTCCCACTCCAGTTAGAAGTTCCTTTGCAAGTCACTCTGATTCGGGCCGTCGCATTGGGAGGAATCAAGAACAACTCGTTGATGATTGCCTGCTCCCCATCATCATGGAAGGTCCTCTGACAGAAGTAGGCCTGTTCATCAGCGTCCCACTCGGAGCGCATGTAGTAAGAGTAATTGATGACCTTGTCGTACTCGAAGTCAGCCTCCACGACTCTGAACATACCAGTCCCGCTCGAGTATCCCTGCCGTGATGAGTAGGAACTGCCGGACACCCTCACCTTGCCCAAGACATCCTCGATACCACGGAATCTGGAGTAGAAGCAGACGAACTTGCCTTCTCCCACCTCGCTCATGTACGGTCCTTGGTAGAGGGAGTCCTTGATGTCGATTGCCCACATGGAGCCAGAGTACCCAGTGTGTCGATTGACTCTGATGGGGTCTAAGTCTACACAATTCACCTTGATGTTATGCAAGCCTCTACCTGCATTGTAGACAGGCTCGTAGTAGATGGCCCGCCCGCCGATTCTATTGCCGTAGCAGTAGGCGACCTCATGGTTGTAATGAGTGCCTTGGACACGCAGAAATCTACTGGCACTCCTAGCGCCGAAGCAATTGTAGAGTCTCTGACTGGGGTCCCAGTGTACGGTAAAGGCGTCCTGCCCATTCACTGATACGCAACAGCGGAAGCATGAGTTCCTGAAGTCATAGCCCCACATCCCCGAGTAGTCACGACGACCATTGCCGTTTATCATGACGGAGACTCCTTCCACCCAAGGTTCGTTCGACATGGTCTGTATCTTGGTGGTATTGGCGAGTGTCACAGGCAGGTTGTCAGTGCTGCCATAGCCTCTCATGACGAACCCAGAACGGAAATTGTGGTTGCTGTTGCCGACATTGTGGAACCACACGTCCTTCAAGACTATCTGCCTGTCGTAAGTACTACTGGTGTGCTCGATATAATAGTGGCAGATGTTAGTGGAAGTATCGAGGTCAGTGCTTCCGGTCTTCTTGGCACCGATTATGATGTCCCTGTTCATCTTGACAACTAGAGAGCCTATGCCGACAGTGTACCCTATCTGCCCTGTCAGTGTGATGGTGTCACCGGAGACGCTCTGCACAATGTGCCTGCACTCGACGGAGTTGTAATCACGATTCGAGACACTGCCATCAGTGGTCTGGAGGGCACACTCTATGACTATCACGTCGTCTGCGACAAAGCCTGTGGCGTCACCGACTGTCACGGTGGTGGCGGACGTGCTGTTGATGGCTGTGGTGACGCTCGTAGCACACTTCCTGACTCTCGAGTTGTCACTGTGAGGCTTGTGCAACCCAGTGACGAAGACTCTGGCGTTGGCGATGGAGGGGTCTGCATCCAATGCGTACGGGTTCTCGTTGGCTAGGTTCTTCAGTTTGAGAGTGTGTCTGGTATAATCAATGCTGGCAATACGACAGACGTTACGGTTGTTCCCAGTACCGAAGATGATGCTCTGGTTCACTCTGAAGACCTTTGAGTTGCTGACTGTGATTTCACTTGGTATCGCATTGGTATCGAAGCCTGTGATAGTCACATCGTCAGGCCCTACGAACCACCGGAAGTAGATGTTATCACCATCTACGTCATGGACCCAGACTCCTTCGTCTTCGTACCTACAAAACTCGTACTCCCCAGTGTCTGTAGACGTGCAATCGTATATCGCTATCCAATCCCCGGCTACGAAGCGACTCCCAGTGCCTAAGTCGACAGTGAGAACAGTGTCACCGATGTTATGCGCTGCAGACAATTGCGAAGTAGGAAGGGGGTCACTTCCCTCTGCGATGTGAGCGGCGTTAGCCTCGTTCTCGAAGTGGATGCCATGGTTCTCCCCACTTGTACCACTGAAGTATATCTTCGACCCCGGCTTCTGGTGGAGGCAACCCCCACCATCTATCAACAAAACCCCATCTACATCCATCTCCACTTGGTGTATGAGTACCCCATTACTTGCTATGGTTATGTCACCGAACCCATCACCCACGTTCAACTTCGTACCGTAAGTCACATTGTGTCTCACGGTCACTGTTTGACCAGCACCATCCGGGTAGCCTACCCCGGCAGTCCAAGTGCTGGGATTGTCCCAAGCACCATCCTGAGCGCTAGTCCAATTTGTCATATTCTACCTCCATCTTATCCACGTCCTTCCTCTCAGCCTGTATGAAGTAGTAGAAGTCAGGGGACTTGGTGATGAAACCACCTACCACCACCTTCTCCCTATCCACGCTCTTGACATAGAGGTTCTGCGTCCGCCCCTTGGCTGTCAGTTGCACTGTTATCGTGTCCTCGTCCACCAATCCCAACCAGTAGTCTGGCAGTTCGATTGTCTCGCCTACCTGATGTCCTCGAATGTAGACTCCATGCTCTGGCCCTTCAAGCACTCCGTGATGGAGTCGCATGCCCTCCTTGGTCGGGTGTTCTATGTCGAATGACTTGGTGGTGGCCTTCAATGCACCATTGACGTGGAACAAAGCAGAAGGGGTGAAGGTCATGTCAGCAGTGGTGACACCCACCTTGACATTGGCGTGGCCACCGATATTGATGACTCGTCCTTGAGTGCTTTTGATTTGGAAGACACTGGTTGAATTATAACCTACCAAACCGTACTCGTTCCCGTCACTCCCTTGATAACGAACGAACATATCATCAGTGTCTGATGTGTCCTTGAGGTTTATCTTCGCATCAGAGGACTGTATGTCAAGATGGTAGCCCGGAGATGCCGTTCCTAAACCGATATGGCCTGCTGTAGTCATCGCAAACCTAGTATTAGTGTGGAGATATGCATTGGAGTCGTCTTGGCTTATCTTGAACTTGTCACTGTCGCTGTTGTCGACACCCATGGACCAGACAGAGCCACCAGAAAAGAAGAGAGCAGCATCTCCACTGCCAGCATTGTCTATCTTCACCTGTGGGAAGTTGCTATCATTGTCCGTACGCACGACCAACGCGGTGTTTGGTGCAGTGGTGCCTATCCCTACATAACCATCCTCGTCAATCATCATTCTCTGAGTCGGGGCTCCACCTTCCTTACGAGTCCAGAAGTGCAAGGTTCCACTTCTGTCATCAGCAGTAGTGTTAGCCTTCTCACCGGAAATCTTAGCCCAATATGCTAAGTTGCCTCCAGAATCCTCCTTTCCACCTAATAGGATAGAACCACCATTGTTAGTGCCATCGTATGCTGTTTGGTCTACAATCAACAAGTGTGACTTGTAGCCACCGCTGTTGTAAGCGCTAGTCTTTATCTCAAGAGGAGCAACAGGAGCAGTAGTTCCTATTCCGACATTGCCGCCTTCAAAGACACCTGCATAACCCGTGCCGTCTTGCTTGACGTGGAGAGTCACCTCATCTGCATATTGGCTGTCGTCATGTAGGAACACCAACGAGGAATCCATGTTGGATGACGATTGATTTCTATACACCTTCAAGGCGTGACCCGTAGTGGTTGCCTGTTCTATTTCCAATACGCCTTCTGGACTCGTAGTGCCTATTCCTACATCACCACCAGTGAAGTAAGAATCTCCACCTGCGTCTAATTTTACCTTTGCCGTGTTATTAGTTGGTGAATATGTGTTATTTGCCCAAGCATCTGTAGTAGAATAAAGAGTTAATATTCCATCTTGAGCCGCACCTGCACTTGTGCTTCCACCTGCCGCAAGAGACATAATCGGCTTATAACCATCAGCATTCCCACCTAACCACCATTCTGAGAATCCCCAATTACCAAAGATGTTCTTGACTCTCATACCTCCACCATCACCCATGATGGTTTTCTGATAATTAGGGCCATTGTGGTCATTTGTTCCTTCTAGTCTAATTTGGAAACCCGGCCCTCCGCCTTGTCCTGACCCATCATTACAGTCTACCTTGAATGGAATTTGTCCAGTTAGTGTTGTGGCATCGTTGCCGGATAATGTAGCGTGGACTGAAAGTCTTGGCATGATTACGTTAAGCGTTTCTGACGATGTGAAATGGAATGAAGCGCCCGACCCATCTGATTGAGCGTCTGCGTGATTAAATCTTAACTCTCCGGTTTGGTTGTATGAGTTGTTACTAGCGTCACTAAACTTAATACCTGCGAATCCGGCATTGGTAGTGTTCTCAATCACAAGTGGGTGGTCACTAGCGGCTCTGATATGTAATGCATCAGAAGGACTTGTAGTGCCTATACCGACCTTACCGTCACCATCTATGTAGAAACGGTCGCTGTTGTCCAAGGTAATCTTGTACGTGTCATCACCTAAGGTGATTTGATTGTAGGTAGTGTCATCGAAATCCCTACGCAGTACAAGATTCCCAGACTCTGAAGAGATTGTGCCGTCACCGACAATCAAGTTCTTCTTTACCCTGAAATCACTTTGCGTACCCATAGATTACCACCATGACTTCACTGTCCACCATAGTATTACTCAATCAAACTCAGATGCATCCTCCATTAGAGTAGCATAGACTTTGATTTTGTAAGTGTCCTGAGTAGCAGGATTGAACTTCACATCTACTGTGTTGTTGGTTGTGGAATTGGCATAGACGTCGAAGGTACCGAGAGCGGCTGCACTGGTGTACACCGAGGCATACTCAACGGCATAGACGTTCGCAGTCTCACCAGCCAAGTCAGCACCATCAGGACCGTCGGTGCCTTCGTAGGTAACGAGCATCTCAGCAGCATGCACCTCCCTCTGGTTAGTGTCATTCGTGACTTGTATCAGCAACTTGGCAGTTCTGTAGGCAGCGCCGTCATACTGGTAGATAGTGGTCTCAGTGCTGCTGTCGCTGATAGCCGACTCTGCAGTGTCTAGGACTGTGACCCAAGTCTCACCCGCACTCATAATCTTCGGTGACTGGAGAGTCTTGTTGGAGAGTTCTTGGGCTTCGGTGGTACCCACTACTGTGCCGGGCAGGGTCTTTCCTAGGACTTGGCTGCTAGTGAGGACATCAGTACCTGCAATCTTGTAGGACTCGCTGGTGGAACCCAAATCGATATCCACGTTGGACTGCCACCCAGTGACATTATGATTATACTTCCAACCGATGTTCGTACCACCAGTGACATCAATTTCTATTCCACTGCCACCTGCATTGGCTACAGTATCATTGCCCTTCGAGACGGTAATCAGGTCGTCTTCCACCGTCAGTTGTGCGGTGTTTATGGTCGTAGTCGAGCCACTGACTATGAGGTCTCCTACGATTGTAGTGGTGGAACCAGCACCCGCACCTATTGTGACATCGACTTGACCATCAGTAGCATGCTCTCCCTCTAATATCAGACCTGCTGTCAGAGCAGTGGTAGTACCATCACTCTCAGCAACGAGGAACGACATCTTACCTGCCTCGTCAGTGTCGTCTGCCTCTGACACCTCGACGAGAATCTGACCGAAGTCCGTCTGCGTCTGAGCAGCATCGTCCCCAGTGAATGTGATTTTACCGACATCGTCCCCATCTGCACCGGCAGCGCCCTTGTCCTTGACGAACTTCAACTCAGCACCAGCAGTGTCGTTAGAGAGATTCTTGATTGATAGGGTGGTGCCACTGAAAGTCAAGTTGGCTTCCGCATCCAACTCGGTAGTGGTGGCACCTATTGTGACCAACTCGTTCTCAGCAGGTCCGCCATTCAGTGCAGTGATTGTCCCAGCGCTCTGTGCTACCCATGACAAATCACCATTGCCTGCGGTCTGCAGCACCCTCCCTGCGACTGCCTGCTGAGGCCACGTGTATGTGGTGGCGCTGGCAGAGGCATGCCCCTTGAAACTAGTCAGGACGTTGGTGTTGCTGGTGAGACTCAAAGTAGAATCAGCCTTGGACAGCACAATGTTCCCAGCAGTGGTGATTTCAAAGACTGACTGAGCAGTTCGCATTGGGTTCTCAGATGAATCTGCGACATTGTCGTAGTCTTTCGCTATGTATCCTATAGCGAACTTACCTGTCGTCGCTTGCCTTCCGATACCCCAACTGTCAGCATTCGTTGCATCGCTTCTACCTACTGTGTAGATAGTCCCCTGCCCTGTGTTGGGAGCCTCTTCTGCGTTGTCTACGATGAACACACCGCCCATATGTTCTACATGCATCCCTGCTAGGTCGTCGTTGGCTATGTCCGAGTAGATTCTCACCTCGGAATACTTGTTGGTATCAGCACTAGCAGCATTCCCACCCCCGCCTAGGTTACCGCCTGCTGACACTGCGGCACCGTTGACTTGCAGCAAGGTGTTAGTCTCCCTCGCAGTCCCTCCTATCCTCCCATGCGTAGTGGCTAGGACAGATGTGCCTTGCAACGCAGCAAATGTCCCTGCTGCTGCGCTGTTAGCGCCGATTACGGCACCGTCTATGGCACCACTGTTGATGTCGACGTTGGTCATGGCTTGAGTATTGAAGTCAATGGCACCAGTCGCTTGGAAGGCTCCTATCTTGGTGGCTGTGAGAGTATCAGAGATAGTGACGTTGCCATCTGCGACGTTCAAAGCAGTGGCCCCATCAGTGCCTGTGATGACGAGTTGCTCCTCGCTTGCATCCCAAACCATGTTGTCCCCTGCGGTTGCAGAATGGAAGGTGACATCCACACCGGACCCGTCAGACCCGAAAGCCAATGCTCCAGCCAGCGTCGTGATGGTAGTTGTACCGATAGTTCCACCTGATATCTTGTCACCGCTGATTTGGTCGTTGGCTAGAGTGAGAGTACCGCCGGATACATCCAGAGTCTTGCCAGTGCCTACAGTGATGTCTGAAGTGGCGATAGTGACCCCGTCTATGTTCCCCCCATTGATGTCAGCAGTGCCTATCGAGACGACACCAGCACCGCTGATGCTCATCCTAGAGGCATAACTCCCTGAGTTGGAGCCACCGCCTGCGCTACCTGCGTTGGTAGTCTGGAAGTCTATGGTGCCACCTGCTACATTCCCTGCACTAGGGCCGGACTTGAAAGTCAGGCTCTTGCCTGCAGTATTGCCGGTGACCACCGTGTCTACACTAATGACTCCTGCATTGGTGCCATGGTTGAGATGAATGTCACTACCACCGACGACCAAACCCTCTGCTACTTTAAAATCACTCAACGAACCCATTCTATCAACTCCAATCTAACTCATCCATGTCCAAAGTAAGAGCCTTCCATGATACTCTGAAAGCCATCTTGTTACCATTAGAATTACTAGCGACTGCCTTTAGATTCAGGCGTACTTTGTTAGTGTGCACCGTAGCAGAATACGCTGCTTGTGTAGTACCTGCATTGTTAGTGGTGGAATCGGACTGAGTGACGCTGTACACCGTGAGAGGTACAGCAGTGTCATTAGCAGGTTCATGCTGAGCAGTGATGGATAGGCCTGCGGCAGCCGAAGCAGCAGTGTGGCTCATCGTGATAGTCTTCGGTGTGCTGCTTAGGTCTATGCTATTGATAGATGCTGATGCATTTATGTGATTGCCGGAGAGTTTCATGCCTTGCTCTAGGACATTGATGGCATCAAAATTACTAGCCCCAGTACTGTCATGCACATTCGTCAGGATGTTCGCAGACCCGCCGCTCTGAGTGTCTGCCTCGAATACTAGTTTTGTGTATGGGTGGGTGATGACTGCCTTTGCTACCTCGTACTTATTGGTGGTGAGATTGTGAACTTCGATTAGGACTTCACAAGCCCTGAACTCATGGATGCTGTACAGGTCTACGGTAGTGGCAGTGCTAGTGCTGAAACTGTCGACTACTTCAGTGACAGAATCATGACCAACTGATTTTACTTGCAAGGGTGCGAGGGGTGTGCTTTGCTGCACACCTACACGGTCGGTGCTGGAATCCACGAAGAGCATGTGAGTCTGGTTGTTTGACTCCGCCCTGAAATCCACACTAGCGTCAGAATCCTCATTGATGACTATCTCTGTGTCCTTGATGGTCAACTGGTCATCATTGGATGAGGTCTGGTCGTCAATCCCAGCAAGGGCTGCAAGTGGAGTGTAGAACTCCAGACCACTTGCACCAGAATTGACCCTGACTCCCTTGCCTGCTTGACCACTGTACGAACTGGGGTCTACGTCATCTAGGGATAACCAACTACTCACACCACCTGTTGAATAAGGCATGGCTATCCAAGCACTCCCATCGAAGACGAACTTCCTTCTCGTACCAGAACCGCCATGAGTCGCTGGGATGGAAGCGTTCAACCCAGTGGAGTCAAAGATGAACTTCCCGTCGTTCGTAGACCCATCGGAACCCAAGTTGGTCGCGGTGTTGTAGACCTCGATGGTATGACCTTCAGGGAATAGGTACTTGCCATTGCTCTTCTCAGGCTCTAGAGTGACGGTGATTCCATCATTCACATGGCCTATGAAGAACTGGTCCCCGTGAGACGAGATGGTGTACGAAGCAGTCACACCGATATTCGCACTAGGTGCCTCGACACCCTTGTTAAACAGCCTCTTGCTCACCACAGCAGTACCACTATTCTCCTGTGCTGCGAAGAACAACTCGTCCTTCATGCTCTGACTGGCCCGGTCAGACCCTTGACTAGCACCATATCCTTGGTTCGAGCCAGACCGACTGGTTGACATCCACAGGGCCCCTGCATTGATGAGACTAGTGCTGGTGTTGGCAGTGGTGCCAAAGTCCCCTGCCTCACTACCAGCGAGCAAACCTCTCAATTGAGCAGCAGTGTGCACTCCGGTGTTGCCTACCCTCACGACTTGACTAGCAGTGTTATTGCTATCATTGCCCACATCACCACTGGTGACAGGGAACATGTACATTGGGCTGGGTCTCAGGAAATGCCGCTTGTCATTGATTTCTATGATGTCCACGTTGTGGTCATTGCCAGTCCCACCAGATGAGAAAGTGCAACGGACGGTGCCAAGGACCACTACCTGCTCATTAGTGGCCCCTCCGCCTCCGTCATAGTCAGAGAGATAGGCGGAAGGCAAGGTGGGGTAGAGGCCGTTAGCGACAGCAGTGGGGGTGCCACCATCTGCGTACACCCTCGATGTGCCTCCCTTGGAGGCCACATAGACTACGTAGAGTGATTGGTCTCCACTAGACAGAGCAGTCCCTCCGTGGTCACCGAGCGTGACCGTGCTGCTACCACCTGCCCCTCCAGCAAACTCATAGAGTTGCCCATCGAGTACCACATAACCGCCCGTCACTGTTATTTTGAACGATGGGGTCGCTGATACCCGAGCAATCGAACCGGGCTGGCTATTGACTGCATTGCGAGTGGAGCCGAACAGCCCTTCCTGCAGTCTGATGATGCCATTTCCCTTGAGCCCTTGCAGTACATTGGTCAAAGTGGGAGAGGAGAGCGCATCTCCATCGCGTAACCCATCACCGCCCAACGTATTCTGAGCGCTAGTGTGACCAGAGAGTATGTCTACCATGTTATCTATTCCTCGCTACTCTTGTGAGCCCTATCTGCCTACGCATCTTGGGCCTCCGCACTCCTATCTTAGAGTGTCGACTGTATTGCTTTTGCTTTTTCCTTTTGAGGTTCTTGTTCGCTAGTCGCTTGACTCTAGCAGCGGCTAGCCTTGCAGGTCTCTGGGAGACATACGACTTCGCCATCATTCCACCTCCAGTATGAATGAGAACTCGATTTCGTTGCTACCGCTCTTGGTGAAGGGTCGAATGGATGTGCGATAGATGGGTATGAACTCTCCAGTGGTGGGATTCTTGTATTGTAGATAGACTTCTTGGACATCCGTCGAGTAGACGTGGGTAGTATCGAAGGCACCTTCCACCAGTATGCTGTTGTCATCAATGATACGAACCGTGGGGACTATCTTGGAGAGCGTACGTGCCCCTCCATCATCAGCGGTGGCTACAGTACCATCACTGCCAATGTGCAACTCATTCACGAGAGTCGCTAGGTGTTCGACGAGTCTCCTCTTTATGGAATTCAAGACTGGCATTATAGCACCTTCCCTGTGAATGTGGACTTTACAGTACCCATCTCATGAGCCCTCCCTCGCAGGAGCCGCACGGTGAGATTATTGGCCGGTATAGTAGCACCGGACGGTGCGAGGACGCTCACTCCTGTGAAGGTTGTGCTGGTTTTCCCAGTATAAGAGGCGTGTATGCTATCATTGATGACTAAATGACCCGTAGCGGGGAAGCCTGTGGTAGACGAGACAGTCAATGTAGTACTGTTGAAAGAACCACTGGAGACACGAGGGGTCAATCCAGTTCCTATGGCTCCACGGCTTGCCGCTGCACCCTCATCTGGGTGGCGATGTCCGATGAGGAAGCCAGCATGCATGTCGGTCGTGCTTTCGTTCAGTGTTATCTGAGAAGGGTCGCTCAAGGAACGAAGGCTCTTCCCTGTGACTTGCCTTACTCTGATGGTAGGCCTGATTTTGAAGTCCATTGGTCCTACTGCGCTCATGTCTTCGACGGTTATGGTGTTGTCCATTCCTACGGTTGATTCCCCTTGTGAGTCCTCTAGTTCCAATTGAGCGCTATTGAAGAGGTCACTGATGCCCATCTCGTAAGACAGCATCTGTATCTCTGATTGCCTGCTGCTCATGGCATGAGTGGCTTCGACCAAGGCCGCTCTAGTCTCCTTCTTAGTAGTGGGATGCTGGAATGTGACGACTGTGCCGGGTTGCAAGTCCCAAGCATCTAGTTGGTTGACGCTCTTGAAGGAGCCCTGAGCCTTTCTATTGAGGCGAAGCATCTGATTGGCTGTCTTCCTAGCAGCAGCGCGTGTATTAGCAGTAGGGTCAGTGTAGACCTGAGTTTTGATGGCACCGTCACGCTTCTGCAGTTCGACATCATCGACATGTGCTTCGTTGTTGCTGTTGAGTGCATTGCTAGGGCCTGTGATTATCACTCTGTTGCTCGCATCTGCCACTGGATTGGTGATGATGTGGGAGGCTATCTCATTGACCAGACGCCTGTCGCTCTGCAAGAAGGCACTGGGCGCATATACGAAGTTGCCATAGCGGTCATTGTACAGAGTGTAATGGTCGTGCCTAGCCAAGAATCGCAATGCGTTGACCATGGTGGTAGAGCGGAAGTCCTTGGAGACGAAATGACCAGAGTGACGATAGAGACTACCACCCTTGGCTGTCGTGATAGTCCCAGACCTCGGACCCGAGAAAGGCAAGGAGACGGATACCGAATTAAGCCCGTGGTTCTTTCCCTTGAACAGACGCATGGCCAAGTCACTGGTTCTGAGACCGACGTCCACGATTTGACCAGCATGCACAGGGGAATCCCCAGAGACCCCAAGCGATTCTAACGTCTGTCCCCTCATATTGAGGAGGTTAGCCACGCTCCCCTTGGTAGCGCTCGTGATACTGTCTGGTATCAATCTACCATCTTCAGTGAATAGATAGAGAGGGGGAGTGCTACCAGTAGCCAGCCTGTCATCATTGAAGAAGACGGGTATGTCTTCATTTACACCGTGCGAGGGGTGGTGCTTCAAGAGCATGGAAGCGCTGCGCTCCTCAAAGGTGTAGGCTTTTGGCAAGGTCACTTGGAAATCAGCACTAGACGGTCTCGTCACAGTTTGATACTTACCAGTGGTGGTATCCGTACTGACTGTGTAAATAGCATGATGCACAGCGTTGTCAACGAATGTAGGGGATGACACTTGGCTCGCCACGCTAGAGTAAATCGCATCCTGCTTCTTGCCAGCCACTGCGCTGTTGCCAGTGAGCACGGGCAAGGCCATTAACTACCCACCCTGTTATCGCTATGTGAACTCTCTCCAGAATGGTCGCTCTTGTTGAGGTTGGTTCCTGATTTGAGACTCTGGGAATAACGCGGAGGTACTGAGTAATCTCCTTGTCTGAGATTGTCAGAGCGCAGATGTTGAAGAGTGTTATCCGCTACGACTAACCTAGCGACGGTCTGAGTGATGGCGTTGCTGAAACTGGTGCTCTCGTATCCCGCTATCTTCGGGCCGACGCTGACTGGGGTCAAGTAATTCTTCATCGCGTTGTTACTGGGTATGACAGGGTTCGCCCCAGAGTCATCAGTCCAGCCATCTGCTAGGAAATGATAGACTGGAGGGTAAGGTGGGTTTGTCGGACTGGGCACGGTGGACCTGATGTAGAGTGAGTTAGTCGCAGTGGCTCGGGCTGAGGGAGCATCATACAGGAACACTCCGTATCTCCCTGCAGCAGTCGCGCTGAGGGCGTTGGTCTGCTTTCGGAAAATCTCCAGATGACGAGCATCGAGGACTCTGACTGGACGAACGAGCAGTTTGATGGACTTGTCAGTGAAATTGGTGCGACTGCTAGCAGCATCATGGCTGTTAGTCTCATAGGGGTTCGCAGTGTGGTAATGAGCATGCCTCTCCTGACCATGAGTCCCCCAGCCTTTGTCGCTCACAGGTTCGACATAGTTCTGTACATCCATAATGAGGTTGCCTCCTAGTGGCCAGATTCCGTGCGTGTAATTCAAGCGCATGACCTGCACGTTGTTGTTGCTGGTGTCAGAGAAATTCAGAGACGTGAGGTCGTAGTCAGACAGGGCCCTGTTGTAAGTGCGTACCCCACCAGCCAGCATGTATCGTCTACCTGCGGCTCGGTCCGTGTGAAGGCTGTGAGCCTCAGTAGAGACGATGACATACTCTGCTGGATTGGTGTTGTCTGTAGCCCCCACAGTAATTGCATCTAAGCCGATTCGTGGGGACGAGCGAGACACTGGCTCCATGATACGCTGGTTCGCAGGTAGCAGGCTCTCCTTCTCGTGGTCGATGTTTGAGCCTACCATCGCTTCGGGCTTCAACAAGCCATCAGAGGCTTCGACCTCAAGCACTCTGGAGATGCCGGGTATCAACTCGCCTGCTTGTAAGTCATCATCCCTCGGACGTACATAACCACGTCCTAGGCTTGGCTCTGCAGTGTGAGTGGAGAGAATGATTCCAGAGGGGTCCATGATAGTGTCTATCTCTTGTAGCATATCTTCGTTGAAAGCCGTGGGCCATCTGACTCCTCTCCCATCACCTCTATCACCGACTCTCTTGGCAGTTCCGGGGTCGAAGGCGTCGAGTGTGGCTCTAGCGTGACCATGCTGGTCAGGAGTATCGAGTGCTATGCTGCTCTTGGTGCGGTCAGTGGAGGAGTAGGCGTCTTCTGGGTCCCATGCAGGCCTGATACCGAAGCCTCTCACTGGCGCTCTTCTGACATCTTCACCTGTGGTATTCCCCCACCAGTCAACCATGTAATGAGCCACTGCTTGGGCTAGGTCACGCCTATTTGTATTGATGCGAGCGTTTCTAGCAGCAGTTCCAGCCATGTGGTCTCCCTGATGGTCCCTCAGAGCCATCGGCTGGTTGACGAAGTTGCGGACAGCGCACCCGAATGGTCGAGTCATGCGTCTACCATGACTGTATCTGACTTGCTGCCCCTTCAAGTCCGAGCCGACAAGCGCCGAGGCATTGGTGATTCTCTCTATTATGCCAGAGTATGATGGGCTGGTGGTGCGATAGGTGGGGTTGGTGCTGACATAAGTCGTGGTAGTGCGGCTGTCATTCTGGACGTAGGGGCCGGGCAAGAAGCCGACACGCCCATCGAGAGACGCTTGTGTGGCCCACAGAGCAGCACGTGGCTTGTTGAATGGCGCCTTCACTGAGAACCTGTAGCCGAACGAGGCGTGCCTCTTGGTATTCTTGGAACTGATGGAGTCTGTGATGGTGGTGGGATTAGTAGGTGAGAGCCCGCTGTTGCCATTGTCATGCTGGTAGATGTAATGATAGTCCCAGTTCCTCCCCCAACCGGGACCAGCGACACCCCAAGCGTCCATCCTGCTGGCTTGCGCTCCGAAGCGAGAGCCTCCGGGCCAGAACGACCCATAGTGGAACTTGGCAGTCTGGCCATTGACGGTAGCAGTTCTGGCTTGGGGGGTCAAGTCCATGTCGTTTGGGTCCACTAGATAGCCAGTAGTGCTGATGTTATCCAAACCGAAAGCCCTGAAGTCGAAGGGACCATCGCTTATGACATAGGAGAAGTCAGTGTACCGCATGGTCTCGTAGTGCTCTGGCATGTGATTGTACGGTTTCTTATCTACTGCAGCATCTCCGATGTTAGTCCTGCTGTCGGAGTAGTAGGTCATGGGCCTCCCTAGATTGTAATGCCACATGGACAGGTAGGCGTCTGCTAGATGGCCTGTGTTGGTATCCTCAGTACCTCTCTTCACCTGCTCTGTGTGATAGGCAGCCATACTCGCAGTGCGGTCTGTGTAGACCTTGCCCGGACCTAGGGTGTTGTACTGCCCAGTGAGCCTTATCGTAGTGCCGGGCTCATCTCCATCGGGAATGACTAACGCTGCCCAGAAGCCCGCCGTTACATCAGTCAGGTCATAGAACTTGTTCGATGTAGACGTACCAGAGCCACTGCTTGTGGGCCCTCGATATGAGTAGTTAGCCGTCTCGACGCTCCCATCACTCCCAATGACCTCTAGTTTGTGGCCGAAATGCTGCTTACCGACTTCGGGGAAGAGGTCATTGTTGTCTACGATTATCCACGCCCCGCTTGAATCGAATGACGTGACTTCGCACGTCGGATTGAGTGATGAATAGGAATGTAATGTCGAATCCAAGAAATGAGTCGGATAGCCATGTAGTACAGTCTGGGCAGCGACTGCACCATATCCAGTCCTGCAATAGTGGAAGTAGTCCTCAGGGTAATAATGCTCTAACTTGCGCCAATTGTTAGTTGCCGCATGGGCGTGCTGGGAGGTAGCAGACAGAGAGCCATTGCCATCCACCGTCTTGAGAGCAGGGGACCACCAAGGCACAGTGAGAGTGTAACCGGGCGTTGCTAGTCTAGTCATGTTCGGGTTATAGGGGAGCGTCTTTCGACTGAATGCTGGAGAGGTCGATTCGTTGACCCCGAGAGGGTTATAGAGAGCCAATGGTGGTAGTGATGTGAACTGCTCAGTCGGGGACGGGTCCACATCTAGCATCAACTCATTGAGATAAACTTCACAACCTCTCACATCAACAGGTAATTTTTCTGACAGTATAAAATCAAAACTTGAACCATTCCATTCTAATGCGATAACCGTGACAATTTGTTGACTTGTTAGTAAAGGATATTCATTACCAGTGGTAAAATTAATTTTTTTGTTACTGTTAAAACCCATTAACTGCTGAGCAAATAGGTTAGGTTGAATTACTATTTGATAAGCGCCACTTTCTAGAGGGTCAGGAAAATTCCAATGAGTGCTATAGTTAGTCCCACTTTCTAATTTCAAACGATGGTCACCATCATTATTGTCATCATCAAAAGCAAGAATTCCGTAACCATCATACTTGACTTTAGTCTCGAACATGAGAGTGAATGCACCGCCGTGTATATCAGACGGAGGGTGAGGGGAACTCGTAGTGGAGAACCATGTCAGGGTGTTGATTCCCACACCGTCTTTCCCTAGCAAGCCTGTGTCACTATCAGTCAAGTTACTATGGGCGATATCAGTGTAGCCTAAAGCCTCCTCCATGCTCATAGTAACTGAGGTATAGGCACGATTCAGGCTATACACGCGCTGGTAGAGAGGGTGAGACAAGTGTCCCGGCATGACAGCCATGGTAGGTGTGACGTAATGATGCCCCATTCGAGGTAGAGGCATTGGAGTGAGGCGATTGGTGCGTATGGCAGTAGCAGGACTGACATCGTTACCTACGCTCTTCCAATCAATCATGGCCTTGTCTGGACTCTCCCCACTGATTTCAGCGTGGTCTCTGAGTCTTCGGGCAGCGAAGTGCCTAGTGCTACCCGCAGGTACGTAGAAGGATGGCTTGAGGACATCTGAAGCAGATGCTGAGAAACCGGGTGTGTACTTGCAACCAGTGAATGTAGAGCCACTGATGCCAGTGAAGGATACTACGTGACCGTTCACAGTGAAGAAGGAACGGCCATCAGGTAGTTGCTCGGCCTGCCATATGGTGGCTTCTATGGTATCCTCGTTGACTGTGACCACACTACCGCTGACTGATAAGAGAGTCAGGGGGTTGTGAGTCATGTCGTTATTGATGATGCCTAGTGGCTCTCGTTCGGTATGGCTCCAACCCATGTTGGTGAGGTGGAAGTACAAGGCCCTGTCATGTGGCTCGTAGGATGTCTGGAGAGGAGCATCGGAAGAGAGAGAGCCAGAACGACTCTCGTGGTCCTTGTCCTTCCGGGCGTCTATCCTCTCCCACCCTTCGTTCTCATAGAAGGGCTCCGTGGAGGGGTTCGTGTTGGCAGAGTCGAAGTTGCTTTTGACCACTGGGTCTGGAAGGTCTGGACGCTGCAGACCTCCTGTGCCTATGGACTCGTGCTGGTAAGCCTGAACCTTGTCATAGCCACTACGAACGACTATGTTTCCGGGAATAGTGTTAGAATCAGGCAGTCTTATCTTGAGGTTAGGCTCATTGCCACTGCCTGCCAGAGCAGGACCAGCCACGTCTCTATCAGGAACTCTGGCAAAATCACGTATCACAGTGCCCAGAGGCGAACCTCCTTCTATCACGTGAGACTGTCCGGTATCGTCTACCACCTCCATCTCCATGAATTGCATTTCCTCGTTCGGAATGTTCAGAGCGCTTGAGACATCAACTGGGTACTTGTCAGCCAGTTGGGGTTGCGTCAACTCCTGTGCTTGTATGGTAGGGAACATAGCAGCGTTAGTTGTCTCGAAGGAGAAACGGGTGTTCCCGTATAGTTTCTCCCCAAACTTCACATAGGAAGAGCCTACCTTGCGCCAGACCCAAGGTACCGCACCAAGCCCTCTGGCATTTGATGATGGCATGCATAGATTCCCACCATCCATGCGCTTCCACACCACGTGATTGACGAAGAAGTTCCTCGCAGCGCTGTTGGTTTTCCAGAAATCATAGGGGCTGGCCAAAGCAGATGCTTGAGTATCGTATGTGTCACTGTCTATGGTACTATGAGTCATGAACTCAATATTGGTATTAGAGGGGTAGTAAGCGACACCGGGGTTCTCCTTCTTATCGAAGAAGAGGTCACCTGTGGGGAAGAGGCACGACTCCATTGGGAACAGGCTGGTGGTGCTTATCTTATTGGCAGACCACTCGCCTGTGGCAATGGTGCCAGCGCTCACAGTCACTCCTGTGTTAGTAGCAGTGGCGCTCGCGCTCATGGTGACAGTGGATGCACTAGCATCGAAACTGCTAATCGTCGTGCCACTGGGTATGCCAGTGCCAGCAAGGGCCATTCCATTCTCGAGACCGATGGTGCTAGAGACTACCTTCAATATGGTAGGGTCGGTACTGGAATGAGTGTTGGCAGTGAAGGTCTCGAAGGCAGTAGGTGGGGTGAAAGCGACTGTAGCGTCCGTGTTGTAAGCGTACTGGGCATCTACGTGCGGGCCACCGTGAGCGTAAGCCGCGTAGCGGTCATTGTTGTGCCGCTTATCATGGGATGAGATGACTGTCCCACCGACACCGCTATTCCAACGCTTATCGAGCATGTCACCACAGAGTATCAGCCCATCCCTGTCCGCTTTGGCGATGATGGGGAGTTCAGCCTCGTATGAGACCACCACGTAGTGTCTCGGATGGAGGCCACTCATGAGGCCACTGGAATCAGGAGTCCAACTTCCCAGCCCAGCAGTATATGGCACCCCATTCATCGCATGGCAGCCCATACCAGCCCCATAGGGATTGAATCCTAGCATGGGATGCCAAGCACCAAGTCCGCTGGATACTCCATAGGAGGAGCCTACTTTCTTCTCCACCTTCAGGCTGTTCAATAATGAGTATCGCTCACCGTGCCAACCTACGGCTCCCACAGGGCGGGTTCTGTCCATGGCATCAGTGAACCCATTGAAATGGACTTGTGTCGCCGCTAGATGGTCATAGACGCTGTTCTGGATGTTGCTGCCAGTAGGCGGACCGTGCAAGTCCTCTGGCGCTCCATTGCTCCACCTGAGATTACCCGTCTTGCTCCAGACATACACCGTGTATCCATCAGATAGGTTGTCTTGCGGGAAAGCGGTGGCTGTGACATCTGGCTTCTCCAAGCGGGCATTGGCGAATCGGAAGTTATTGCCAAGGGTGAAGCGCCCTTTCCCAGTACTGTTGTGATTTTCTACATAGGAAGTGTATTTTCCGTAGTAGGAATTGGTCCCGGAGACCAGTCTTATCCACCCTTTGGTGGGCAGGGAATTAGGAAGTAGGGAATCTACGTCCACCGTGTTGGCATTATGGGCATAGCCATTTGTCTTCAGAGTCCCTACATCCACCCATGAGTACCTGTCTTGGCGGATGGCCTCTTGGAAGGAAGGCAGGAAAGTGCCTCCCAAGGACTTGAGATTGCCCTCTCCGGGGAACGAGTTGATGGCTGCAGAAATGACAGCGCCTAGTTCCTCGGAGTTCTGTACCCTAGTGGCATCGACTACGAACACGTCCCTAGCCGTATTGGTTTCAGTGAGGTCAGGGTCGTAATCCGCCAGAGCGAGGCTACCTACTCTGAACATGCTGCAATTGAGACCTAGTGTCACTGTGTCTGACCCTATGTCGGTCGTGCGAATGTGAGGGAGAACTGCACCGGAGGTAGGGTGGGGTGGGTTCTTCCTCACGGCGTTGTCGAACGGGTTGCCCCCTGCAGGGTAGCCACCATCCATGTGCCATCTCCACTCATAGGCAGTGGTGCCTACAGTGTCCATTGGGTGGGCTGTCTTTAGTGAAGCCACCTCAGGAGTAGTACCGTTACCGACTGTCGCCCAGTGGTTGGATAGGAGGAGAGCGCTGCTCGATGTGAAGTCCTTGTTGAACCAACTGCTTGGAGAGCCATAGGCAGGCTCCCAGTTTCTCAGGATGGAGTAGGGATACCGAGTGCT